AAATAATTTTAAAAACACTAAAATTATAGCATAATTTCACATATAACTCCTTAAAAATCGTTCTTTTTAATTCGACAAACTCTGCAAGTTATATATGATACACACTCGCCCCACAATCAATTTATATATCCGACTCAATAAAATACATTACTCACATATAAACAAATCCACATACTCAATATATACAACACATTTTTGCCCAAACAAAAAGAGCAGAACTTGTCTGCCCCGAAAAGGAGAATTAATTATTAGCATATTGTAATTATTAACCATTATTTTACTTTAAACATATTTTTTGAATGTTTTTCGTATAAAATAACTTATCGCAAATAATATTCCTATTTCACAAAATGTCCATATGCCCCAAAATAATAATCCTAGCTTGTCATCAAACATAAATATCACCATACTCGTCTATTATTACAACACAATTTTGATAGGTACCATACTTATATTTTGTTCCTTCCTGGATCAATTGTTTTTCTATTTCTTCTAATGTCATTGGATCACCTCGTAGATGATTATTGACAATGTGGGGAAGTTTATTCAATAAAAAAAGCACTTACTTTATGCTTTTCCTTTTAAATAACTTATTATAAATATTAAACTTGTTTTCTAGTCTATACTTATCATGAATTTTTAAAAAATCTTCAGGAGTAATGATTTCAATTAATCCATTATTCTTATTTTTTATTTCAGCTTTTATTCCTAATAGATGATTATCACTAGATATTATATATTTTACATTAGCATCTATTGCACATTCAATAAACTTTTCGTCTTTCCAATGTGAACAATATTTAGTCTTTGTTTTAGGTTCTGAAGGTATCGCTCTCCTAAAAGTCCGAGACAATCTTGCAAATGGTTGCTGAAATTCATCCAGTGTACATCCTAACTCTTTTGCATGTTGAAATACAGTATTTGTTAATTCTTCGGATATTTCATGTGACATTACAAACTTTATTTCATTTTTATGTTCTCGCCTTAACAACTCTGTACAATTCTCGTCTTCATGGAAAATTGAATCTATAAATACGTTTGTATCAACAATTATCTCCATCTGCATTCCTCACATTTGCTAAAATTCTCCTGGAATCTTCTTTGGTTAGCCCTTTTTTCTTAGCAAGTGAACTACCCCATTCTCTTAGTTCGTCCCATTCTGATTTAGCAGGTTTAAAAAAATCAAATGTACGTGAAAAACTACGTGAACGCACAATATTAGTATTTGAACGATTCATAGTTAATTCCATATTTATGTCCCCCTCTTTTGTCTTTAAATGTCTTCTACTTCTGATATCGACAATTTTATAATTATTTTTATCTTTTTTTGATAAATCTTTACTCATATTTTAACCTCTTTTAATTTTCATGTATATGCTTTCGACAAAACTTGTCAAAATAATTATATATATTTTTATAGATATATATAATTATTTTATATAATATATTATATATATTTACCATTATTTGTAAATAGTATTATAAAAATAAGCAAAAAAATAAAGGGTACCTCAAACGAGATACCCTAAAATTTATTTTGCTAATCTTAAAATCAGCTCATTACCATATTCATAATCTTGTAAATATTTTATAGTTGAATCTTCTAATTGAAACTTTTCTTTTAGAATCTTTTTAGCTTCTTCAACTTTCTCAGACATAGTTTTTTCTACTTTTTTAAATACAAAATATTTTTGACATTCTTTTTTAAATGTTCCAATGCTCGCCTTAGTCCTCACTGTACTATTTGGATCATGCACAATAATATTTCCATCCTTAACATCATATGCAAGAATAAAATGACCTGCCTGAGTAAAATATCCTTTAGTCATACTACAAATAACCAACGCACCTTCTTGCAGATATTTAACCACATCATCTGTTTTATAAGATTCTATTAATTGCAGATTGAATTTTTTTGCTATGAATGGGAAGAATTTAAAATCAGTACCAGAGTTTACAGTTCTGAATCCATTATCAACGCATAATTTTGCTGTAAAGTCAGGTAATATTGTAGGATCATTTAAAAATTCTGACAAAACCATAGCAGCACAAGTTGTCCCACATCCACTACTGGCTATAGTTTGCTTATTATTATTTGTGGATGTAAATGGAATTGCTCCCCATCTTTTATCATATTGCAAATAATGCATACTATTCACCATCCTTTTTTATTTGCCCTGGCACATCAAGAGCTGTGGATTTCCCAAAATAAAACGAAATTACAGTCACAACTAAAGTTTTGAAAGGCTCTGGAATATCTAATTTGAAATACATAGCAAATCCAGTTAAAATTAATAAAGATCCTGCAAATGCAAGAGCTATTGTTTTTCTAGTTTCTATTTTAAATTTCATAACTACACGTCCTTTCTATTTAAACAACATTACAAGAACAGCTAATATAACCGCACCTAATACAGTTTTTACAACCCAACCCATATTTTGCGATATTTTATCTAATGTAACAACTAAACTGTCTAATTTGCCACACAGTGCTTGTATATCTTTACTGAATCCCATATTTGCTATTTTTAAACCGTTAATTTCTTCTTTAATTTCTTTAATTTCTTCTACTTGTGTACATGGATTCATAGCGTTGCTCCCTTTCTTTTCATTCTCTCAAATTTGATTCTTTCAATTTCTGCCTTCAGGTAAATTTCGTCTTTCAAGTCAAAAGCACATTTAAAATTTATTAACATTACTGAATTTAATTCTTTCAATTGCTCATTGGTTAAAATAGATAGATTTCGCATATTAACAATCCTTTCAATGAAATAATTTCCTTACTTAAACATAAAAATTTTCACATACTAATACCGAGGTGATTTTATGAGATTTCTTTTTATAATTATCAGTATAATTTTAAGCTTGATTCTAACTTTCGTTTTATATTTAATTACAAAAGGAGGATTACTTCTTTTATTTGGATTGATTCCTCTTGCTTTAATATTTTGGGGTAGACGTAGAACCAGTAATGAAAATAAATAAGCACTCCTGAAGGAGTGCTTTCTTCTATAAAATTTATAAATTATATATCCTACTATATTAAAAAAGCACCCTATTTAGAGTGCTTTACGAGGAAAATTCAGCATTTTAGGAGTGATGATTTCCCTCTGTTAGTTATTATAATTAATATAGAAATAAATGTAAATAAAATTTACTCGACAATTTCTTCATATTCGCCTAATTCTAAATTAAACTTATAATTAATTGTTTCTATTACTTCCCCAGCTTCGTCTTTGGTTTCTTCTTTATATTCAGCCATTCCAAATAAATTTTCGATATTTTCATTTTTTTCGTATATATAAATATCTTTTAGTATAAACATATTAACCTCCTATTTTTGATGATAAACTATAGACCAATATATTGTTTGACTTGATGCTGCTACTGAATTTTCATTTTTTATTTGTAGTTTAAAACTTGTTTTACAACCAATTATTGCATTAGATTGATATCCAGTAAGAAAAGATGAGGCTGTTGAGGGTAGAAAAGCAAGCCTACCACTATTAGCCATAAATTTTGGAGATGTAGCATCATAATTAGCATATAAAGGTATGGAAACTCCATCTATTTCCATTACTGGTGCTAATTTTTCAGCACCAGTAACCCCTTCTGGTACTAATTTTATTTCCGTAATAATGTACTCACCAGTTAATGTGGATAAGTCTAAAGTAACATCTGCACCAATACTGATATTAGTAGTTGTCTTTGAGGCTATTACCGATGTTGTTAATTTACTCCAATCTGTACCTCCGCCCGCTTGAGGGTATTTGCTTACTGGCATATTATATCCCCTCCTCAATCACAGTTGCTTTAACAACCATAGTGTTTGCGGTTTCAGATACAATCGTCAATTTATCGCCCACTGCCATTGGGAAAGGAACTTCATATACATATTCTCCAGCACCATAATCTCCCAATGTTCCTTCTAATTTCTTTAATTTTCCACCTATTACATATGTATCAGCAACTGCTTGCCCTGATGGTAAATGATACAATGTAAAATATTTTGTTGCACTATTTACATTACCGACTACTATACTTGCTATTCTACTTTTAGTGCTTGCTGGCACTGTGTATAAGTCCTTTATAGTAGTATCTGCAATCATGTGTATTGTTTTATCTACTTTAGCCATTAATATCTCACCCCATAAAAGTTATTTAATTCTAAATCTTCAATACCATTTTCAATATTATTCATATTCTCTGCCGATGCTGGAGTTCCACCGATACCTTTATAAACAAATTCAATATCGCTTTCTACTACAACATCAGCCTGTGTTTTTATATCATATTTATTTTCTCCGTCAACCCATACTTTTTTATTATAAGCCATTATTTTACCTCCACAGTCCACGATACAGTCAGACTTTGTGTATCGTTTTTACTTACTACTAAAGCTTGTGTTGCATAACATACTCCACTTTCTAATTCAACAGTAGCTCCATTGCCATGTAATCCAATTTCGACAATATCACCATTACCATCATCCTCTGACAAGAAGAATGTATATACTCTTTTTGTACTATTTATTTCTACAATGTCCGTAACTGTTTTTCTAAAATATTCTCCTGAAACATTTCTTAAACTAATAAAATCTATTTCAGCAAGAGTAATAGCTACTATACTGTTCAATACTAATGCATTTGCAGCACTTGTTATCATATATAAAAACCTCCTGCCATCATATTTGGTCCTGAGACTAAATAATCATGTAATTTATGTGTATATCCATCATCAACTAATTTAGGATAATTAATAGTATCAATTGCAGTTTTGTATCGTTCAACAACACTCTCTGAATCATCTCCGAATAGCGCAGTTTCAATTTTTCTTAATCGTTTTGACATATCTTTTAATATATTTGTTAAATCTTGTTGAGTATTTTCTAGTGTAAGTTTAATATTTACAATTCCACCTACCATAGATTCATAACTTGCTGATTTTATAACTAAATATTCATTGATATTAAGACTCTCAATTTCAACTTTTAGTAATTCACCACACTTATAAATACCTTCGTTAGGATCAATACTTCCGATTAAAACTGGCTTGGAATATTTATCAATATATCTTTGCCCTACTTCCATAGCAATAGCACTATCCTCAATATCCACACTCAATATATCTTCAAATTCGCCATACTGATATTTGCTTTCTTCGTTTTCTAGAAGTATTTTAATCGGGTATTCATATCGATATGTAATTGTTCCAGTTCCACTCACGCACAAATCAGGTATCAATAGTTTTTCATTTACATTAATTAAAAAATCATATGTACCAGGATCATGTATATTTTGTATACCCAATGTTTTACTAACTCCACCAATTACTACATTTATACCAGTATCACCAGCTCTTGGTTTATAAAACAAAGGTATAGGAGTAGTGGCATTAATTACAGTTATGTTTTGCGTAAATGGCAAACTCAAAGCTTTCGAACCTTTAATCCACAATTTATTTACTAATTTGCTTGAATCAGATGAAAAATTTGCAGTTCCTGGCTTATATGAACTAGCACCTATTACATTGTTATTAACTGTATTTGCTACCTCAAAGAAGTTACAAACAAGCTCATCATCAATAAACCAATCAAAACCACTCAAATTGCATATTTGTTCCATAACATCCCAAAGATAAACATCAGGGAATCTTATAGTTAAAAGTCTATTATTTATACCTATGTTCATACCAGTTTCCCAGGGCACATATTTAGTAAACAAATCAGTTACTATTGTACTTATACCAACGTCTGTATAACTCTCTGTAACAACTATTTTTTGTGTCTTAGCAGTATAGTCAGCACCCTCGAGAGTTATTCTCTTTAATGCGCCATTTTTGATTACTGGAGGTTTTATTACCCAACCTCTGAATACATGACCATTTTGTTCAATTTGAACATCAGTGCCTACAACGAATCTTGATATATCTTCGTTATATTCAAAAATCAAAGTTATAGCAAACGAACCAGCACCATCTGTAATTGAAGTGTTTACAACACATGTTTCATATGTTGATATGGTCTCTTGAATGCCAGAAGGAGGCGTTATTTTAATGATAGTTCCCACTAAAATGCACCTCCAACAGTCAATCCATATTTTCCACTTAATTCCTTGCTTATAGTGTTTGCAAACTCTTTCATTCCATTTGAACCTACAAGAGTACCACTATTATTTATAACAATAGATGCCGCTTTAGCAAGAGGATTATTACTTGTAGCGGCAACACTAGATACAACACTTTTTATAGCAATATTTGACGATGTGCTACTAGATCCTAAAGAACCTAATCCACTTGTTATTGTGCTAATCATTTTTTGGATTTCATTTATTTTTTTGTTTAATGGTTCTTTCATTATATCTAGTCCATTAATAAGATTTGCAATAATGCCCATTCCCGAAGATAAACTATCATTAACCATGTTATCAAATTGGGATTTTGTATTTTGAGTTATTTCTGATATTTTCGCATCCCATTCAATTTTGTATTTATCTAACTGAATAGATGAGCTTTTTGTTAATTCAATTATTTTTAAATCTGTTTCTTTCTTTAAACCTTCTAATTCTTTAGTAGCTTGCTCTTTAGCTTGCGAGTGTTTTGTTTTCCATAATGTAACATAAACATTTAATTTACCATCACTTAATCTTGTTAAAGCTTCAATTTGACCAGATGCTTTCGGGCCCATGTCTTTAAGCTCTTGAATTAATCCTTCATCAATTCCTTTTTTAGCAAGTTCGTTTATATTTGCTTGCCAATTATCAAACTCTGCAACTTGATCTTGCAAATTTTGAACTAGCTCATCACCTGAGACAGATTCATTATTTACTTTATCAAAAAGACCTGAGAAATTATATAAAGAATCTGTTCTTGATTTTAATGCATTATCATATTCATCATTTACCTTCTTTATATCTGCGACAAGTTTAGAATTAACTTCACTAACTTTCTTATAATAATCATCTTCTAAACCTTTAAGTTTACTATTCATTTCATTTTTAACTCTATATATTTCTCTATCCGCTTTTTTTCTTTCTTCTGTGCCTAATTCATACCTAGCTTGAATTCTTTCCCAACCTTCTAATTCTTGTTGTAATGATAGTCGATTATAGTATTTTTCTTCATCTAACCAGCTAAGAGAATTGTCAAATGCTTTTTTAGCAGCTTCAACTGAATCTTTCGCAAGTTGTTCAGCTGATTTCATTACTGTTTCGGAACTTTCTTCAATACCTACAGCAATACCTTCACCAATTTGCATACCGACTTCATCACGCATTACAGTTGAAGGTGACTTTATTCCGAAGAAGTCTTTTATCCCTTGTGTGATATTTTTGGCAAAGCCTTTTATTTTATTGAGTAACCAATCTTTTGTATTTGTCATACCTTGCCACAAACCTTCTACGATGTTTTTGCCCACTGTATATAGAGTTTTTATGAGCGTATTAAAAACTAATATCACTTGGTCGACAAACCCTCCAACCATTTGTTTAGCACCTTCCCAAGCCTTGCCCCAATCACCAGAAAGAATACCGCTAACCATCTTAACCCAACCAGATATTACTTTGAACAAGTTAGCTATCGTACCACCGATAAACTCACCTACTATTTTTAATATCTTCATAATACTTTCGCCGTGTTCAGACCACCACTCAGTAATTTTTTTTAATGCTATGCTTACTAATGCCTTAATTTCATCCATAATTTCACTTAGGGATTCTTGAATTGAATTCCATGTACTGGTGAAATTGTTTCTAAAATCTTCATTAGTTTTCCACAATACAACTATAGCTGCAACTAGTCCAGCGATTAACATTACTATAATTCCTATTGGATTAGCTGACAGTGCGACATTCATTGCCCATTGTGCAATTGTCGCTCCTTGATTCGCTAGTTGAAAGGCTTTAATAGCACCTACTAAACCTTGTATCATCGCCGTTACATTAAATGCTAATAATCCTCCACTTATAGCAGCAAGTGAAGTAACTACTGCACTTTTATTATCAACAATCCAACTTATTAAATCTGATATTATACTAACGACAGGACTTAAAGCATCCCCGAGTTCAATACCTGTATTTTTTATTTCATTGAATGATTTTCTAAGTTCTTCGCCTGGTGTTTGTAATTTTTCAAATGCTGCATCTGTTGAACCAACAGAATTGTTCATATCTTGAACAGATTTATTAAAAACATCTGCACTATCACCGAGCAATGTAAGTGCTGCTTTTCCTGCCTCGGCACTTCCAAACATATCAGAAAGACTTTTTCCGTTCTTTTTTGCTTCACCTTCAAGAATAGCTAAAACATCAGATAAAGACTTTCCGTCTTTCATTAAATCCTGAAAGCTTTTGCCTGTTGCACTTTTTAAAATGTCACTCGATATAGTTCCACTTTTTGATAATTCATTAAGCATACTATTCATGTAAGTTGTTGTCTCTGCTGCTTTAATACCTTTTGAGGTCATAATTGCATATCCTGCACCTAATTGTTCAAGAGAAACATTACTTGCATTTGCAGTAGGAATTATCTTACCCATTGCTTCTGATAATTCACCAACAGTAACCTTACCTTTATTTTGTACCTGTATTAATATATCGCTTACTTTACTTGCATTTTCACTTTCCATACCATAAGCATTTAATATAGTTGTTAGCAAATCTAAAGATTGTCCTGCTTCAGAAAATCCAGCTTTAGCTAATTTAGTTGAATTAGTTACAAAATTTACCGCATCGCCTGTTGATTGTCCTGCAGATATAGCATCATATGCGTTATTTGCTATTTCTGTAGCAGATATTCCTGTTTGGTCTGATAGCTCAAGTATTTGTTGTTTTAAATCATCTAAAGGAACTTCTGTTTCGTCTGCAATTGTAGAAACCTTTGCTATACTATCCGCAAAATCTATAGACATTTTTGCTGATGCAGTTCCTAAAGCGAGTGCAACTGCGCCAACTGCTACTCCTGCATTTTTCATATGTCCGTTAAACTTTTCTGACTTTTCACCTAAATAGTCAAATCCATCTCCAGTTTTCTTTGTTTGACTTTCAATTTTTTTTAACTCTTGCTCTGTTTTTATCACTTCTCTTTGCAATGCTCTATATTGTTCTTCAGATATTTTTCCGTCTTTAAATTGTTGTTGTGCTTGTTTTTCGGCATCTTTTAAATTTTTAAGTTTTCCGCTTGTGGTGTCAATAGATTGAGCAAGTAGCTTTTGTTTTTGAGCAAGGAGTTCTGTATTAGTAGGGTCTAATTTTAATAGTTTTTCAACTTGCCTTAATTCAGATTGAAGATCTCTACTAGTTTTATTTACACCCTGTAAAGCTTTATCAAGTGGTCCTGTATTTCCACCAATCTCTACAACTATTCCTTTTATATTTCCAGCCAATATTATCCCTCCTTCCTAAATTTTTCTCTTAATCTTTTTCTATCTGGAGCTGTTTGCTCAAGTATCCAACATTTATTTAAATATTCTTGGCCTTCGCTTGTTTGCATATGTTTATAAATTACTGCATCTCTCAAAATTGCCCAATACTCAAACACATCAAGCTCAATAACTTGCATAAAATTAAAGCCTGTATAATCGCATACAAGCTTTTCTTCAAGATAATTTAAATTATAATGTCCCTCATCATCGTCATCAGGACAATGAGGGATTTTTAGTTTGGGCTGTTTTTTACGTTTTTAACCCATTCAAAATAACTTGTGAGCAAACTATTTATATCATCCAAATCAAAATTTTCTTCTATAAATTCAGCTGCAATTGTTTTATTTTGCTTGTTTTTACTTAAAGCCATTGCTAAGGCTATAGCTAGATCACCAACTACATCTTCTTTATCTTTTGTTAAATCTGTTATTTTTCTAAGTGTTTTTAATTTTGGACATTCTACACTTAAAAACATTCCATTTGTAAACTTTACATCCCAATACCTCTTGTTTATCTGATTCATGTCAAACATGATAATTTTCACTCCTTAAAATATATAATTTTTAAATTGATAATATAGAAAGGGACATTTCTGTCCCCCATTTTTTATACTGGTATATCTTCTTTATATAAAATTAAAGTTCCTTCTGAGTCTTGTGGTTGTGCTTTGAATTGAGCATCAATTACTGTTTCTTTGTTTTTCGCAAATGCTAATGTAAATCCAGCTTGATTTTGTCCTACTATAGTAACTCTTATGTCACCATCTGTTGCATCTTCATGTACAAAATGGATGACATATTTTTTACCGTTATCGTTAGCAATGCCACCGATTTTTACAGTTCTTACTCCTAAAGCTTCAGTAACTCTTGCAGTAGCGCAAAGTCTTTCTAATGTATCTCCACACCATGTCATTATTCCACTTTTCAACATAGCTTCTTCATCTGTAATTATTGTTTTTACTACTTTACCTGCATCGTCTTTTGCTTCATAAAAAGTTGGTTTATATTCAATACTTGCTCCACCTTGAATATGTCCTAGACGATTTCCTTCTACTTCCAATAAAACATCTGTAGGAATTACATCTACAAATTCAGCACAATATAATGTACCACTTCCTAATACAATTTTTTCTCCATCCATCTTTTTAACCTCTTTCTATTATTTTTATTTCATAGACTACTTGAAATAAAGTCTCGGATTCTATAAAAGTAGTCGAGACTTTATATTCAGTGTCTATGGTATTTAATATTTCTTCTACTTTTTTTTCTGCTACTAGATCCTTTTTATCTGTATAAAGTTCAATTTGATAATTTTTAAATTTACCATGAACTTTTCTGTCTGATGCTATGTTGTCATCAGTTGTTCTTAGATACGCAACATAT